ATTAGGTTTTGAATTCGATGTTGTCATTTACGATGATATAGAATCAAAGATTCCTAAATGGGACCCAGCAAAATCTTTTGAAGAACAAGAACATATACCTTTGACCGAAGATGAAAAGGCAATGTGTGAACAATATATTGATAACTCAGAACCACCTGAGGGTTGTAATCTACACAATCAATACTCAAACAAACTTGCAGATTTTGTAAGAGGAGAACATGATGAGATTGCAGAGATATATGGTTTCAATAGTTTAACAACAGTCTTAATTGCAGGCAGAGAGGGTTCAAATCACCCTTTAAGAGGTAATGCAAGAAGAGTATTAGAATATATTGACAATACTCATACAATCCTGTATAATGTTACCGATGAAATCTTTGCAACAAAAGAAGATTTACTACAAGATTTTGACCATTATGTGAGACAAATACCTCAAGCTACAATGGCAACATCACACGCAGAGTTAGGTAATAATTCATAGTGCAAGTAGTTCATATAGATAAACCTTTTAAAATACAGGACATGCCATTGAAAGATGTGTATGTCTTAGATAATTGGTTATCTACTGAACTACATCATCACTTTGATAAACTAATAACACATAGTTCATGGTGGTCTAAAACTAATTCTGTATCGAGTCAAAGTCCTACAGGACTTCCACACCATTCTTTTTGGGGTGCATCTTTCTTTAGAGATAATTATGCATTAGAACAAGATATGAAACCTGAGGATACACACTTTGTTAGATATCTAATTAGAAGATTAGAAATAGAGTTTGGATTTAAGTATACTCGTTTTCAATATGCAGGTCTAAATTCACAAACACAAGGGTGTCCAGGAACTATTCATACAGATTGTAAAGATGATGATGCATGGAATATTTCATTCTTATATTATCCAAATAGATTTTGGAATGAGAAATGGGGTGGAACATTACGAATGCTTGAAAAAGGTCATCAAGGTTTAGACGGAAGAAAAGAACATATTGAACAATACCAGGTAGCCGAAGTAGAGTTTGTTCCAAATCGACTCGTTATATTTGACGGAAGAATACCTCATGGTGCAGATGCACCAAATGAAAGTGCAAGATATATGGATAGAAAATCTTTGGTGATTAGAGGTGATGAAGTAGAATTAGTAAAAGATTCAAATCTATTCTATAAAGATTTTATAAGATATAAAGGACAAAGATTATAATGCCTACAATAGAATTTACTGCATATAATGATAAGACTTTAAAAGAAAGTAGACCTGTTCTTGCATCTAAGATTCAACCTGAATGGTGGAAGAAGTTAAAGATTAACGAGATAGTAAGAGGTGATAAACAACAAACGATTAGAGCCTGTCCTGCCATGCAAGATTGGTTGACTATGGGTTACTATCTACTTGCAGAAGAAGATGTTTTCGTTCAAATCGGTACTGATATGTATGACGATAGTGGTAAAAAAGCAAAAGCACATTCATTCAATGACCCTAAAATAGGTTCATCATCTCATCCAGATACACAATTCGGGAATGCATTCGAACCAGAAAAAAGAGATGGACTTCCAGTAAAAGATGCATTTAAATTTAGAAATCCTTGGAACATAAAAACACCAGACGGTTATTCATGTCTCTATCTTGACCCATTCTTACATCAAAATAATTTCTTTTCTACATGGCCAGGAATAATTGATACTGATAAATTCAATATCAATATGGATAATGCACAAATCATATTCTATCCTAAAGTAAATCATTCTTTTGTTATTAAGAAAGGAACTCCTCTAGTTCAAATAATACCATTTAGAAGAGAAGAATGGTCTTCAAGTGCTCAGATAAAAGACCCTAAAACTTTTGTTGATAATCTATCAGACCACACTTCTGAATATAAAGATAAACATGCCGTATCATTACATATAAAATATGCAGAAAAACAGGCAGAGGCAGAAAAACATATGGGTGAGAATGTTGGAAAGTCTGTTCAGGCAGCTATCAACGAAGCAAATTTATTAGAAGATGCAGGATTAGGTCCTTATAGAAAGTTGGGTATGCATGTTCCAAAAACTAAATTATATAAGAAATCTGAAAACGAATTAGAGATACCAAAAGAATGTCCTATGCATGGTAAAACTAAAGAAGAAATACAGTTGGAGTTAGATTTAGATGGCAGTTAGACTTTTACACCCATGTCCTTTATTTATGGTTGATTTAATTGACGAGAGGTTCGGTATGGACGAAAATCATTTTAAATTTCTTAGAAGAGAAATAGATGAAATGAGAAAGAATGACCCAAAAGGAAGAAAGGTATCAAATGCAGGTCAGTCAGGTTGGCAATCAGTTGATGGTATAGACAAACACCCAGCATTCGGTAAATTATGGAAAGGAGTAAAAGAATATATCTATGAAGATGTATGGTCTTTTTGGGGTTTATCAAAAAATCATGGACATGTAATAGACTTGCATAACTCATGGGCAAATATCAATGAAAAGGGTGCATGGAATAGACCACATAAACACAATGGTTGTTGGATGTCAGGTGCATTGTATATTCAAGCAGAGGGTGATGAGGGTGATTTTGTAGCAATGACTGATACATCTAAAGTTATGGGTGATTTTCCAACCACACCAAGAATGAATGACGCAGAGAGATTTCAACCTAGAACAGGAATGTTATTCATGTTTCCTAGTGGTTTGACACATATGGTTGAACCAAACTTAACAGATAATCCAAGATATAGTATATCTTTTAATATGGGTATACAATACAAATTAAAAGGTCCTCATCAATTAGGTCAACAACAAGCTGAGTTGTATAATAGTGGTGATATTCTCGTGGGTTATAGTGAAAATGAACTACTTTTTGACATAACACCACAAGGAAAACTTATACAAGTATCGACTGCAGAAGATTAAGATTCCATAAATAGTTGTATGGAAATAGTAGTAGACGCTCATGTAATTTGGAATATACTGATAACGGTTGTATTGGCACCGTTAGGGTTTCTAATAAGGTCAGTTCTTAACGAACAGAAAAGACTTGATATTCTAGTAAATAAAACAAGAGAAGAAGTTGCTAAAGACTATGTTACTCGTCAGGAAATAGAACAAGATTTCGAAAGATTGATGAGAAAGATAGAAAGAATTGATGAGAAGATAGATAGACTTCAAAGTAAAACCTATTTCCAAGAATAGAATTCGTATAAATAGTAATAGACCTTACAATGGGAAATTACTATGGCAACACCAAATAGCAAAGCAAGTTTAAAAGAATACATCAAAAGAGCTCTTGGTGCTCCTGTGCTTGAAATCAATGTCGATGACGACCAATTTGATGATAGAATAGACGAAGCATTACAATACTTTCACGAGTTTCACTATGATGGTTCTATCAAAACATATTTAAAACATCAGTTTACTGCAGATGAATTGACTGCATTGAAGACTGATACTAGTTTAACATCAAGTCCAGCAGGAACACACGACTACAGTAATACTGCATTTAAAGAACAGAAGAATTATCTAGTATTACCAGAGTTTGTTCTATCAGTATTGAACATATTTCCGTTCAATGACAAACATAACATCAATATGTTTGACCTCAGATATCAATTAAGATTGAATGATATCTATGATTTAACATCAACGAACATTCTAAACTATGAAATGGTGCAACAACACCTATCAATGTTAGATAATATACTTGTTGGAAGAACACCAATCAGATATACGGCACATCAAAATAGACTGTATTTAGATATGGACTTCAATAGTATTGGTGAGAATGAGTATATCATTATAGAATGTTATAGAAAACTTGACCCTACAAACTTTACAGATATCTACAATGATATGTGGTTGAAGAAGTATGCAACTAACAAAGTGAAGTATCAATGGGCAGAAAATTTATCCAAGTTCTCAGGAGTTGCATTACCAGGTGGTGTAACATTAGATGCCGAGAGAATGAAACAGGAAGCACAAGACGAGATTACAAGATTAGAAGAAGAGTCAAGGTTGAATTTTGATATGATGCCAATCGACTTAATGGGTTAACATTATGCCAACAAATGTATTTTTTAACCATGCAGTTAATACTGAACAACATCTTTACGAAGATTTAGTTGTTGAATCACTAAGATTCTATGGACACGAAACTTATTATCTACCTAGAGAAATTGTAGAAGAAGATACAATTCTAGGAGAAGATGTGCAATCAAAATTTGGTGATGCATATTCTGTAGAAATGTATTTAGATAATGTTGAGGGTTTCGAAGGAGAAGATTTATTCTCTAAGTTCGGTATTCAAACACAAGAAGAATGCACATTCACACTTGCACTTAGAACATGGGAAAGATTCATTTCTTTAGATTCAAATCTAGTAACATCACTTAGACCAAACGAGGGAGATTTAGTATATTTTCCTATGTCAGGTTCTATGTTTGAAATCAGATATGTAGAAGACCAAAATCCTTTCTATCAGATTGGAAAACTATTTGTATTCAAACTCAAATGTTCACTATTCGAATACTCTGGAGAAGACTTCGATACAAATATCGATGCAATTGATATCGTTGAAGACCAACAAGCATACACAATTCAATTGACACTAAACTCTTCAGGCACAGGTGATTTTGCAGCGAACGAAGCAATACAATTAAATGGCACAACGATTGGTGAAGTTACATCTTGGAAAGCATCAACACATACACTTACAATTAAAGATGTTACCACAACACTTCAGGTTGGTGATACGATAACAGGTCTAGTTAATAGTGCAAGTTACCCTATAGCAGGTATTAGAGATATTCTAACAATGAATGACGGAACAGGTGCAGATAATTCAGACATAGAAACAAAGGCAGACAATTACTTAGACTTCTCAGAGACTAACCCATTCGGTGAGGTTACATAATGTTTGGAACCCATTTTTACAATGAAACAATTAAGAGAGCAGTTTCAATTTTCGGAACTCTTTTCAATAACATAACTCTTAAAAAAATCAAGTCAGACGGAACAGTTGTTGGTCAACAGATAGTTCCTATCTCATATGGTCCAAAACAAAAGTGGTTAGAAAGAATAACTGTAGACCCTAAAGAGAGAGATGGTAACATTACAGG